CGCTGACCCGACATCGTTTTCAGCCCGGGATTACTCGGAGCTTGAGGCGGCTCTGACCGAGTGCCTGACCAACGCCAAAGACCTGTGGGCAGCTCTGATGATGTACTACCGCCCGTGGTCCGTGGAGCTTTTCAAGTCCGAGGGCTACCCGTTCGGGAATTCGACGTACTACGCCCGGCTGCACTCTGCTCATGCGCGTGTCAGCAAAAACTTTCCAGAAAGAGGCGTTTCGCCTATTGACAGCGAAATAACCATGGAATAAAGTACCTCCATATCGGTATGAGTGGAGCTTTCACTCGGCGATAAGTGAGAGTGCAAACGCATGGCGCTGGATGGCATCCAGTGTGGGATATGGGCTTGATCAGCCTTAGCAGGTTCGACCCCTGCCGCCAGCCGTTTGCATAGAATCTCACCATGGACTACAGCTACAAGGACTATCAGTACAAAGTGATCCAGCCTGACGGCCCGGTCGTTTCGTTCAGTGAGTTCCCGAGTCCAGAAGTTCGCGGCGGTCTAGTGGAAATGTCTCCATGGTTGGAGAGCGAACTTCGCAAGCCAGGGAATGCCGAGAAGTTCAAAGCAGCCATCGATCGCCTTCGTGATGACATTGAGGCGCAGATTTTCTCCCTACGAGATAGGTGATGGTCGGCATGCCGCCCTGAGCCCGAATGGGCCCCGTAAGGGTCCTCCTATTCCAAAGCCGCCCTGGTTCGCCTCGGCGGCTTTTTTCATTCCACCTCCACTCCATCGCAGTTGCCGTCACATGGCCGTCAGGCCAGGCAAGACCGGAGCGCGTGGATAAGGCCGAAGCCGCACTAGTGGCCCACAACTAACGGTGGCAGTCCGTCACGTCGAAGTCACCAAGCCTTCAGGTCTCCCCGGGCTGGTGAGCGGGAGCGGACACATTCAAGGAGCATCATGGCAGTCCGATCCGTCGCTATCAACATGGCAGTGATCGAGCAGGCCATCACGCCCATGGTCGAGGAATTCACCCCTACCGAGGGCGCAACGATCACCCTGGCTAATACGCCGCAGTCGCGCACCGTCCTCCTGAACGCTGCTGGGCCGCTGAACACGGTGTATCTGAACGTCCCGGCCAACGCCCTGAGTCAAAAAGGCCAGCTGATCGACATCCAGACAACCTACGCCATCGCCAACCTGGTGATTGACCAAATCGGCGGCGGCGCGACTCTACGTGGTTTCCCTGACCCGGCAGAACTGCAAGCGGGCGACTCGGTTCCCCTGAAGCGGCTTCCTGCCAGCAACACTTGGAAAGCTTCTTTCAAATCATGAAGGCGCTATTCATCATCGTCCTAGCCCTGTTGGCCTGCCTCCCACTGCTGATTGGCAAGGGCATTCACGCCCACGAGAAAGAGGCTGCACGCGCCAAGACGGTATGCTCCAAAAAGATCAACAAAATCAACGAGCTACGGTCTGCGGGCCTGGAAATCGGCAAGCAACAGGTTGCATTCTTCTGGGATGAGCAGGCAGCTTACGACCATGAGACGGACCTGATCGAGGAAATAGGCCTGGAGAACCTGACAAACGTTCTGCCAGGCGGGCAAGGAGCGTGGAGCGAGCGGCAGCGCGAACGTGCATCGCGGCGTGAAAAGCCTTTGGAGCCCTTGCATCAGTGGCTGTCCAGGCCTTCGGTCGATCACCTTTGGGGGCGACTGGCTGAGTGGTTCCGTATCGGCGGCCATGAGGGCGCGAAGATCAAGGCTACTGCGAGCGACCCGGCTTACAAGTGGCATGCGGCGATCACCGATGCGACCTACAACGTGTTCTTGCCTGTCCTGTGGTCACGAATCAAGGACGACGAGGAAGCGCTGGCTGTGTGCAAGCGGAAGATCGAGCCTCACGGCGTGGTGTTTGCCTGATGGCTGCGCGCAAGAACAAGCTGACGCTGACTGACGCTTGGAAAGCCAAGATTCAGGTCTCGGTCATTAGCGGTAGGCTCTATGACCACCTGCAAGGGAAGAATTCCATGTCCCCCACGCAGATCAAGGCGGCGGACATCCTGTTGAAGAAGCTAATCCCTGATTTGTCGCGCGCGGAACACACAGGCGCCGGTGGGGAAGCGATCAAGACGGACAACGTGTGGCGGGTCGAGCTGGTCAAGGCGAATGCCAACCCTGACGCTGCCTGAGAAGCTCTACCCGCTTCTCTCGCCGAAACGCTACAAGGTTCTTCACGGCGGGCGCGGCTCGTCCAAGAGCTGGTCTGTCGCCCGGACCCTGATCCATATGGCGACGATCAAACCCATCCGGGTGTTGTGCGCCAGAGAGACGCAGAAGTCCATTCAGGAATCGGTCCATCGGTTGCTGAAGGACCAGATTGGTGCGCTGGGTGTTGAGCATCTGTTCGACATTCAAGAAACCAAGATCGTCGGAGTGAACGGGAGTGATTTCGCCTTCGCTGGCATCCGCCAGCAGGGTGTGGCCAACCTGAAGTCATTCGAGGCTGTGGATATCTGTTGGGTCGAGGAAGCGCAGGTTGTCTCCAAGAAGTCTTGGGACGTGCTGGTCCCCACCATCCGCAAGCCAGGCTCGGAAATCTGGATCACGTTCAACCCTGAGCTGGACGACGACGAGACTTACAAGCGGTTCGTGACGGATGCCGATGACGATTGCTGGGTCTGCCCGGTGAACTACATCGACAACCCTTGGTTCGATGACGTGCTTGAGAAAGAGCGCGTCAAGATGCTCAAACGCGATCCGATTGGGTACAAGACGATTTGGGAAGGCCAGTGCAGGCCCGCAGTTGAAGGCGCGATCTACGCCAACGAGATTTCAGCGCTGGTCGAGAGCAAGCGCATCCGCAACGTCCCCTACGACCCGATGCTGAAGATGCATTGGATTTGGGACCTTGGATGGAATGACCAGACCTGCATCATTGGTGCGCAGCGGTCGGGCTCAGAGGTTGCGATTGCCGACTACATCGAAGGCGATCACCGGACGTTGGCTGACTACGCGAAGGACATCCGCGACAGGAAGTACAACCTGGGGACGCTGTGGCTTCCGCATGACGGCGAGTCCAAGAATCTCCAGACCGGCAAGAGCCCTAAGGAAGTGTTGATTGGCCTGGGATTCGATGTCCAGATCGTCCCGAACCTCAGTGTCGAGCAAGGCATCCATGCGGCTCGACTGCTGTTCCCGCGCTGTTTCTTCGATAAAGAGCGTACTGGCCAGCTCACGAACGGCCTAAAGCGCTACCGCAGACAGATGAACCAGGCGACCGGCACTTTCGGCGCTCCCTTGCACGATGAGGCCAGCAACCCAGCGGATGCGTTTCGCTACCTGGGAATCGTGGCCGATCAACTGACAAACGAAACGTGGGGTGGAACTTTGAACTATCCCAAACTGAGTACCGCATAGCATGGCAAAAATGACCGACGACGAGTTGATCTCGATCATCGATGATGAGATGCGCCAAGCTCTCGGCTTTGATGGCGACAAGCTGTCAGAGATGCGCCGCAAGGCGATGTACTACTACCTGGGTGAGGCAACCGAGGATCTTGCACCGCCGTCCATCCCTGGCCGTTCGCATGTGGTTTCCACTGACGTGCGCAACACCATCGAGGCCATGCTGCCTCAGCTCATGGTGACGTTCACGGGCGGTGATTCTGTTGTCGAGTGCGAGCCCACGAAGGAAGAAGACGAGAAGAAGAGTTCTGATGTCACGAAGTACCTGAACTACCTGTTCTTCAAGAAGAACAAGGGCCGCTCCAAGGTTTACACCTGGCTCAAGGATGGGCTGCAGAGCAAGCGCGGCTTCTTCAAGGTCTGGTGGGATACCACGGACCAAGAGACGCGCGAAGAGTACAAAGGCCAGGATTCGGTATGCCTGGCGATGCTCATGGATGACCCGGAAATCGAGATCATCGAGCAGACCAGCTACCCCGACGAAGACGACGCCAAGCAGCGTGCAAAGGCTCTGGAAGAACTGACCGCCAAGATGGGCCAGGCGCAGCAAGCCGCAGCACAGGGCAACCCGCAGGCCCAGCAAGCGGCAATGCAGATTCAGGCGCAGATCGAGCAGATCAACGCCACGCCTCCGGCCATGCTCTATGACGTGGCCTGCAAGCGCGTGAAGAAGGGCGGCAAGCTCTGTCTTGAGGTTGTGCCGCCTGAGCAGTTCCTGATCTCGCCCAACGGTGACATCGAGACCGCGCGCTTTGTTGGGCACAGGTTCCGAAAGACTGCCTCCGAGCTGATCTCCATGGGGTTTTCCAAGGACAAGATCGACTCCATCGGCTCGGATGACAGCAACGGCGAGTTCAACATGGAGCGCATCGAGCGCGAGCAGTACGAGAACTACCAGGCCGGAAACGACCAGGACACGTCGTCCGATGGCTCTCAACGCATCATGTGGGGTGTCGAGGCTTACCTGTGGGTGGACAGCGACGGCGACGGTATAGCAGAGCTTCACAAGATCACCAAGGTCGGGTCAACCCTGCTGGACGACGAGATCACCGACGCGCGGCCCTTTTGCTCGTGGTGCCCGGTGCCGATTCCGCACCTGTTCTACGGGATGTCCATCGCTGACCTGGCGATGCCAAGCCAGCTTGCAAATACGGTAGTCGAACGCGCCATCCGCGATAACCTGTACCTCGAAGTCAATGGGCGGTACTTCGCGGTCGAGAACCAAGTGAACTTGGACGATCTGCTGTCCTCGCGTCCGGGTGGTGTGGTGCGCATCAAGAACGCTGGCGCGGTGGGCCGGTTGGACCAAGGCAAGGGCAACATCGCAGAGGCGATGCAGTTGCTGGAGTTCGGCAAGCAGAAGGTCGAGGACTCCACCGGCTGGAGCCGCCAGTCGCAGGGCAACGACCCTGATCAACTGTTTGGCAGCGAAACCGCAACAAAAACTCGCATCGTCGCCAATAAGGCCGACATGCGTACAGAGCTTGTCGCGGTGCAGGCAGCGGAAGGGTTCGAAGAACTGTTCCGCATGATGCTCAAGCTGATCTGCCAGAACCAGAAGAAATCTGAGCGGGTCAAGCTGGATGGCGAGTGGATCGACATTGACCCGCGCGAGTGGACAAATCAGTTCGATTTCACGATCAATGTCGGCCTGGGGATGGGCGACAAGGACCAGAAGATTCAGCGGCTGATGCAGTTGCAGAATGCGCAGGCGCAGGGCATGCAGATCGGTATCGCCAACCCGACGAACATGTACGAATCAAGCGTCGAGCTTGCGAAGAACATGGGTTTCAAGTCGGGCAGTCGGTTCTTCACGAAGCCGGACCCCAACGCGAAGATGCCCAACCCTGGCGAAGCCGAGGCGCAGGGCAAGATGCAAATGGAGCAGGCCAAGATCCAGGCCAACGGCCAGATCAAGCAGATGGAACTGCAGCACCAGGGGCAGATGAAGCAACTGGAACTCCAGCAGGAAGCGCAGCTAGAGGCCCTGCGTGCGCGCATGCAAGCTGAGGTTGACCGCAACCGCCAGGCATCCGAAGCCGAGCAGCAGACGCTGAAGATTCAGCAGGAAGCACAACTCGCGCAGATGGAGGCCATGTTCGATGACCAGAAGCACCAGCGCGAAGACATGTTCAACCGCTGGAAGGCTGAACTGGAGGCCGCTACAAAGATCGAAGTCGCCAACATCAGCAGCAAGGCGAAGCTAAATGACGCCGCGACGGCTACGGCCACGGCTGAGATTGCCTCCGAGGTCCAGCAGTGAGCAGCCTCGAAACCCGCCTATACAAAGGGGACCAGGCCAAACTGGTTCTCGAAAACGAAGTATTCCAGTCGGTGTTTGACGACATTGAAAAGGATCTGATCGAGTCATGGAAAAACATTCCCAGCAGTCCAAAGCACGCGGACGACCGCGAAAGAATCCACTTGGCGCTGTCTATGCTGGGCAAGGTCAAGGCCAGTCTGGTGACGACGCTGGAAACGGGCAAGCTGGCGAGGGTGGAGCTGGAGTACCAGCGAAGCCTGCCGCAGAAGGTGGCGGAATGGATTTCGCCATGCTGACCGCGCACGTCAAGTCCATCAACCGCCATGACCGCCGCGTGTCGCTGGTGACGCACCCTGACGCCGTGGGCCTGATCCTGACTGAGCAGTGGGGCAACATCCGCACGGAAGTCGGCCCGGCTGGCTATGTGCTGAACACTGGTGATCGGGTGGAAATGTGAGCGAGCTTGCCGACCGACTGCAACGGGCGGCAGACGAGGGAAAGCCTGATGGCGTGATGCGCTTGGCCTGTAACGAGTTAGCCAAAGCGGCGCGGATTGTCCGCAATTATGAGCAGACGCTTGAGATGGCCGCAGCGGAATTCGACCGGCGCGCCATGCTCCCCCAGTATGGTCCTGCAGGACTTGCCACCGCAGAGCGCACACGGATCATGGGGTGCGCGCAGTGGCTGCGCGACATGGCGCAGGATGAATTGGATCTGACCGTCAAGCAGCCGGTCTAGATGGCCCGAGAGCCTTCTAGCTGCTTACCAACGTCGAGAGACGCCGCGCCTAGGGGCTTCGGTCCCTGGCATAGACCTTTGGAGTAGAAATGGAAAGCCAAACCTCGCAACCTGCTGACGCGGGTACTGTCGTGGCGGATACCAGTGCGCTTGACACCAATCAAGCAGCAGCAGTGATGGCAAGCCTGCTGGGGGGCGAAGAAGCCCCTGAAAAGAAGCCTGCCGAACCCGCAGAGGGCGAAGAAGGCCGCGAGCCTCCCAAACCCGCTGAGGAAGGCGCTGACCCCGAAGACCCGCCCAAGGACGAAAAGAAGTTCACCGTCGAAGTAGACGGTAAGAGCGTCGAAATCTCCGAGAGCGAGCTAATCAACGGGTACAAGGCGCAAAAAGCCAGCACGCAGAAGTTCGAAGCTGCCGCCGCGCTCCGCAAGGAAGCCGAAGCTGCGACCGAAAAGGCGCGCGCTGAACGACAACAGTATGCCCAGGGTTTGCAACAGAACCACATGCTGCTCACCGCTGCTCTAGCCGAGCAGGACAAGATCGATTGGGATGCGCTCCGAGAAGCCGACCCGCAAGAGTTTCTGAAGCAGCAGCACCTCCAGCAAAAGAGGCAAGCCGCGCTGCATCAGATCAACCAGCAGGGCCGACAGATTGTCGCGCTGGAGCATCAAGAACGCCTTACGGCCCACGCTACGAAGGTCCAGACGGAGCAGCAAGCACTACTTGCCAAGCTTCCCGAATGGAAAGACCAGGCGAAGCGTAGCGCTGAGGAAAAGTTGATCGCGGACGAGCTGATCTCGCGGGGCTTCGAGCCTGAGCGCGTGTTCGGCAAGCCGCATGCTGACGGCTCTCCGAATCTGGAAGCCCCCGGCATCACGGATCATCGGATTCTGTTGCTCGCCCGAGACGCCATGCGCTATCAGCAGATGATGGCGAAGGCGAAAGAAGCCGCGAAGAAGGTTGAGCAGCTCCCGCAGCGGACTGTGAAGCCGGACACGGGCAGTGTTTCCATTGACAAACGCGGCCAGCAGTTCCAGCAGCTCAAGAAGTCGGGTAGTCCCCGAGATGCTGTTGGGCTCATGACGCAATTCATCTAAACCCTAACGTCGAGAGACGCTGGAGAAAAACATGGCTGTTCCTAGCAATACGTTCCTCACGACCGCCGCAATCGGCAACCGTGAGGACCTGTCTGATGTGATCTATCGCATCAGCCCCACCCAAACCCCGTTCATCAGCATGGCCGCAAAAGCCAAGGCGACGAACACCCTGCACGAATGGCAGACCCAAGACCTGGCAGCGGCCATCACCAACAACGCTGCGGCGGAAGGTGATAACCCCACTGCCAAGGCTGTGACGCCCACTGTTCGCCTGAACAACCGTACTCAGATCTCCACCAAGACGGTGATCGTGTCCGGCACCGAACTGTCCATGAACCCCGCTGGTCGCAAGAACGAACTCGCCTACCAGATGACCCTGGCTGGCCTGGAACTGCGCCGCGACATGGAAAGCTCGGCAACGCAGCTGGACGTGCTGGCAACCTCTCCGCGTCAGTCGCGCGGCCTGCTGGGCTGGGTGGTGGACAACACCAACATCAACGGCACGGTTCTTGCCAACTACATCAACAACACCGGCCAGACCAACGGCACGCTGCGCAACTACCAAGAAACGCAGCTCAAGGACGTGGCTCAAAAGGTCTATACCGCTGGCGGCGATCCGGATGTGGTGATGATGCCCCCGGCGCTGAAGCAGACCTTCTCCACGTTCACGGGCAATTCCACCCGCATGGACAAGGGCGAAGACCAGAAGCTGTACGCCTCGGTCGATGTGTACGTGTCCGACTTCGGCGAACTGAAGGCGGTGCCGAACCGCTTCATGCGTACCCGTGACGTGTTCATTCTGGAAATGGATAAGTGGGCCATCGCCTACCTGCGTCCGTTCACCACGATGGAACTCGCCAAGACCGGCGACAACGAGACCCGCGAGATGCTGGCTGAGTGGACCGTGGAAGCACGCGCACCCAAGGCCAACGGCGCGATCTACGACGTTCAGTAAACCATGAGGGGGCTTCGGCCCTCTCTCCAAGGAGAAAAACATGGGTACGAACATTCGTCAACGCGCTGACGGCGGCGTGGGCCTGGTCACTGACGCAACCTCTGAGGAAGTCGCCAGCTTTGGCGGCATCTTCCGGGGCTACAAGGTGGCCAAGGTCGCAATTGCTGGTGTCGCAGCTACCACTGGCGGTGCGCTGTTCTCTTGGGCCAACCCCGAGGGTCAGACCATCATCATCGACCGTTTCCAAATCGACATCACCACGAAGTCTACCGGCGCCTCAGCTGGGGATTTCGGTGTTGCGGCCAACGGCACGACCACGTCCGACGTCCTGATCGACGGCTATGCCATGGGCGGTACGGAAAAGGTAGTTGACACCGCCCTGACCGCCGACCTGGGCACGAATGGCAAGGTCAATCAGAAGATGACGGCCACGCAGTTCATCACCGGCACTGGCTCGGCCACTTCGGTGGGCCTGGTCGGCAGCGTCTACATCCACTACCACCTGGCCTAACAAGCCTGATCGAGAGAAGGCCCTTCGGGGCCTTTTTCTTTGGAGCATCCATGTCCGAACTGCGCACCTTCGCCAAGCTTGAGGGCGACAACCTCATCACTGGATCGGTCCAGGATTGCACGCCCTACATGGAGCGCGCCAAGGCTCTTCACAACGAAGGTTTCCACGGCTCCAAGGACATGCGCTTGGCCGCAACCATTCCTGATGTTCTTGTCGAGAAGTACTGCAACGACAACGGCATCACCTTCCAAGAGTTCATGCGCGACAAGACGCACATCAAGCGGATGTGCAACGACCCCGCGCTTAAGGCTTTCCGGGTTTGGCCGGGCCGCATCTGAGGACTGACATGCAAGCAACCCCGATTCCTTTCCGTGCCATCTACGGCACGACCATCCAATGCCCGGCCACTTCCACCTCTGCGCGCGTCGCCATTCCTACGGAGGGTCGCCAAGCTACCGCCGTCCGGGTGGTCCACGTCACCGGCACGGGTGATGTGCGCTGGCGTTCGGGAAACTCCACGGTCAACGCCGTGACGCTGACCGACCCGCTAATCAAGGCTGGTACGGCTGGCGAGTCTTTTGGCATAAACGCCGCAGACACCCATATCGCTGTCATCACCGACACCGGCACCGGCACCCTCGAATTCACCTTCGGCACGGGTGCATAAGTGGCAATCACGAACCTGGCGGAACTCACCACGGCCATTGTTTCGTGGGACCACCGTGAGGGTGACGATGATTTCGCCGCCGAGATCTCGAACTTCATCGCCTTGACGGAGAGCGTCTTTCAGATTCGCTTGAAGCTGCTGCAGTTTGAAAGCACGGCGACGATCACTGTCACTGATGGCGTCGGCTCGCTGCCCGCTGACTACGTGGGCATGCGCTCGATCTACTGGAATGGCGATTACACGCAGGAACTGCGCTACATCACCCCGGCTGAATTCGATGCGCGCCGAAACGCGGACTACGGCGAGCAGTATTTCTACACGATCAGCGGCAGCACCATCCGCTTCCTGGGAGTGGCTGATGGCGAGGCGACAGCGACCTACAACGCCAAGTTTGCGCCTCTGACCGCGCTCCTGCCGACGAATGCAATCCTGACCAACTACCCCGACGCATACCTGTGGGGTGGCCTTATGCATGGGGCTATGTGGTCCCAGGATGAGGCGATGGAGAAGAAGTGGGGCAATCTCTTCGGCGGCGTGATTGACCGCATCAACCAAGACAACCAAGACCGCAAGTATGCGGGTCCGTTGACCGTGAGGTCTCTATGACCATCGATAACGCCCAATATATCGGCGCGCTTGACACGACCATTCCTGCGAATGGCGACCTGAAGGCCGAGTGGCCGCAGAACGCGCGGAATCTCAAGACGGCCCTGAAGCAGAGTTTTCCGGCTGTTACTGGCGCCGTTGGAGCCTCGCATACCGAACTAAACATTCTCGATGGTGCGACGGTCACGACCGCAGAGTTGAACATTTTGGATGGCGTCACCGCGACCGCAGCGGAAATCAACGTCTTGGACGGCCTCACGCCCACCACGACGGAGCTGAACTTCGTGGATGGCGTCACCAGCGCCATTCAGACGCAGTTGAATGCCAAGGCGCCGCTGGCGTCCCCGGCACTCACCGGAGTTCCCACGGCTCCCACCGCATCAGTCGGCACGAACACGACACAGATCGCCACGATGGCCGCTATCCAAGCGCAAGTCTTGGCGGCATCGCTGCCGAACGAGTCTGCCGGCACGCTGGGTCAAGGTCTGATCTCTGGCGGCTCACCTGGCTCTGCTGCTTGGTCCGATGTTGTCACGCCCACCAACACGAAGACCCTGACCAACAAGACCCTGACTGCTCCGGTAATAGCCACGATTGTCAGCGGCGCTGGCACGAACACGCTTCCGACGACAACTGGCACGCTTCTTTCCACCGCTGCCGCCGTCTCGGTGCCGCAGGGTGGCACGGGTGTCGCTACGTTCACTGACGGCGGGGTTTTGGTGGGGAACGGCACCGGCAACGTCCAAGCAACCAGCGCAGGCATCTTGGGGCAAGTCCTGACCAGCGGCGGTCCTGGCGTTGATCCAACATTCCAGACCGTGGCGAGCAGCGCGCTTGTCCTGTTGTCGGCGGTATCCGCTGTTGCTGCGACCACCGTGGATATCGAAACCACCTTCGACAGCACCTACGACGCTTATCTGCTGGTGATCTCCGGGCTCACGCTGTCTGGCGGGAACACGCTGCTGGCGCGTCTCAAGATTGGCGGCGCGTACATCACGACAAGCACCTACGGCTGGCTGCGTGAGGAAACCACAGGTTCCAGCTATGGCGGCTTCACGGGAAGCTCGCAGACGGAAATCACGGTCTACGACAGCGCCACCACCAACACTGCCAACCCGATCAATCTGGAGTTTCGCATCAACAACCCGACCAGCACGGTGCAGGTCAAGTCGGTTGCGTGGAATGGCCGGGCTACCCGAGCCTCTCCCACCGCCGTTCGCATTAGTGGCGCTGGCTTCAACTCTGGCACTGCTGCGCTGACCGGCATCCGCTTCTACCAGAGTTCCGGCGACATGACCGGGGGCTTCAACCTGTACGGCTACAAGAAGATCTGAGGAAGACATGACGCTCTACAAAGCTACCGCAGACGGTCAAGTCCCAATGACGCCCGAGGAAGAGGCCGAATTCCTCGCCTCGCGCACCCCCTCAATCACGATTCCGCAGGAAGTGACCATGCGCCAGGCCCGCCAAGCGCTGATCCTGGCTGGCAAGCTGTCTGCAGTCAATGCAGCCCTAGCGGGCATGACCGGCACGGCTGGAGAGCTTGCCCGCGCAGAGTGGGAATACTCCATCACCGTGCAGCGCAATCGCCCGTTGGTGCTGTCCCTCGGTCCTGCGCTGGGCATGACATCAGGCGACCTCGATCAACTGTTCATCACGGCGGCTGCGCTATGAGCAAAGACGTAGACCAATACGCCTTCTGGCCGAACTTCGGCATTGCCATCGACCAGCTCCTGAACGTCTTCCCGTGCTTCGGCTATGCAGATGAAACGCTGTCGGCGCGCTCCTATCGCGCTTGGAAGAACGGGCGATACCCGGGCAAGCTGATGATGCCATTCATTGACTTCCTGTTTCTCTGGCAGGCCCAGGACACGGAAGTGAACGCCGTGGCCGGGAAAGCCGTGCCTCGCCACTGTGAGCGCGCCTTCTACAAAGAGAAGCTGCGCCGCAGCCTTCCCCCTGAGTACCGCGACGAGCCCAAGCAGGACGAGTGATGCTTGTCTCGATCAAGGAATGTGGCGATGGGTGCAATCTGGACCTATTGCCAAGCGAACTGCTGCCCGGTCAATGGTCGGGCGGCTCGAATGTGCGCTTCAAGGACAAGTTCGCCGAGAAGCGCGGCGGCATTCAGTCGGCCTACACCACGCCCACGGGCATTCCCTACTGGCTCGGGACGTACATCACGACCGCTGGACGATTTCTCATTGAAGCGCAGTTGGCTTCGGTGTTTGTCGATGACGGCACGACGCGAACGGATATCACAGGCACTCCGACCACTGGCGGCATCGATGACCGGGTGTCTGGCGGCGTCCTCAACGGCGTCTACATCTACAACAACGGTGTTGACGATGCGCAGTATTGGAATGGCAACGTTGCCACGAACCTCGCAACCTTGACAGGTTGGACTGCAGGCTGGAAATCGGACGTCATCCGACCCTTCAAGAACTTCCTGGTGGCCCTGGGCAATACGCGCGGCAGCACGAAGCAGATTCACAACGTGGGGTGGTCTAGCTCTGCAGCTCCGGGTGCCATTCCGATCTCTTGGACCGCCTCAGCATCGAATGACGCTGGGGACGTTGACTTGGCAGAAACGCCTGGTGAGATGGTTGACTGCCTGCCTTGGGCTGACTCAAACATCATCTACACCACGGATGCGCGATACGCACAGCAGTACATCGGCGGCAACGATGTATTCCGGTTCGTCCGCCTGCCCGGCAGTGATGGCTGTCTCGCCCGTGGCTGCATCGCCAACACCCCGAAGGGGCAAGTCTTCCTGTCGAATGGGGATGTGCGAATCCACCAGGGCGGCGATTCGGTCAGCATTGCAGAAGGCAAGATCCGCCGCTGGCTGTTTCGCACCATGGACACAGCCAACGCCCAACGGTCCTTTGTCGTCGTCAACGCGCAGAAGAATGAAGTTTGGGTGTGCTTCCCATCCTACGGCCAGGCCGCTTGTGACATGGCCATCGCGTGGAATTGGGATCAGGAGACGTGGAGTACCCCCTTCACGCTCCCCAACGTCACCTATGGGACCACGGGCCTTGTTGCGGCGAACCTGAGTGCTGGGACGTGGGACACCGATCCTGATACGTGGGAATCGGACCCCACGACATGGACGGAGAACGAATACAGCCAGAACGAGCAGCGTTTGATTCTGTCCACGACGGCGCCGGATATTGGGCTCGCAGACACAGGCACGCAAGACCTTGGGGTCAGGGTGAGTGCGTACCTGGAGAAAGTTGGCATCAGTCTCGATGACCCGGACTCCATCAAGAACATTGGCGCTACTCGCTGGCAGTTCGATGCCATTGACGGAATCGTGATGGAGATCCAGCACGGATCGTCCAAGACGGCGGATGGCGCAGTGAGCTATACGGACGCGGTTGATTTCACGGTTGGCACGTCGAATTGGGCCAACAAGATCGCCACTGGAGGCCGATTCGTCGCCGTGAAGATGACCACGACCGGCGACCAGCCGTTTGCCCTGCGGTCCTACGACATGGACATCAAGAAGCGGGGGCGGTTTTGAAGACCTACAAGGCTCAGGCCGTCAAAGACCCGGACCTGAGGCGCGAACTAGAAGCCATCGAAGAAGCGGCTGCACGACCGGAGCCCTTCCTGCGGCTTCAAGTCACGACCGCGGCCCCTACGAAGTACCAAGAGGGCGATATCTACCGCGCCGATGGGGTGGGTTGGAACCCTGGCGGTACGGGGGCAGGTTTCTACGGCCGCACGGGCGGCGCATGGGTCAAATTGTGAGGATCAAACATGGCATTTCTTGACGAACTCCGAGCAGCCCAAGCCAAGGGCCTTGTCGGCGGCTCCTACATCAACAACGGTGTTGGCTATGCGCCGAAGTACGGTGATGGGCATTACAACGGCAGTCCCGAAGTGGGCGATTGGGTCTCTGGCGATCCAACTGAATACCTGCGCTATGCCATGGGCAATCCGAAGGGTGGCGTCACGCAGTACGCGAATGCGCCTTATGAGCGCTTCTCCGCTGACGGTCAAAGCCTCGGAACCGGCAACTTCGATTCCAAGATCGGCAAGATGGACACCATGGGCAAGCTGGCTCTGCTGGCTGTCATGGCTGGTGGCGGTGCGGTGGTCGGCGGTGCGCTGGCTCCCGGCCTGATGGGCGGCGGCGGTGCGCTGGGCGCTGGTGGTGAGGCTGCGGCGGGTGGTGTTGCTGGTGACGCCTTTCTGCCGGGTGCGCTGTCCGCAGAGGCGGGCAGTACAGGCGTGATCGGCGATGCGTTTCTACCCGGCGCCCTCAGCGGCAACGCTGGAAGCACTGGCGTCCTAGGTGATGCGTTCTTGCCCGGAGCCCTGGCCGGTGACGCTGGCAGTTCGGGGGTTGCAGGGGACATGTTCATGCCCGGGTCGCTCGCACCTGGCGGAGGCATGGGGTCTACAGGCAACACCCTGGCCACCACGGCTGCGAAGGGAGCCGGTAGCAGCGTCCTTGACGCGTTGGGCGGTGCCAAGAGCCTAGGCGGGCTGGCTACGCTGGCAGGCGGCCTCCTGGGCTCGCAAGGAACCGAGCAGAGCCAGACGACCTCGCGCGGCATGAACCCGGTCGTGGAGCCCTACGTCAAGAGCCTCCTGAGTCAGACCAGCGGCTTGCTCGATCAGCAGATGTCTCCCGAGTTCCAAAACCAGTTCGCACAACAGCGGCAACTCGGCCAAGGCTTGATGAGCATCCCGCAAGTGGGCAACGGCTACGGCAAGTTCTACGGAAAGTAAGGTCATGGCACTCACCCAAGCACAAATTGACGAAGCGCGCGGATGGATCACAGGCAACGGCCTGGGCACCTTCAACCCGGGCAGCGGTATCTCGATTGACGGCGGCAACGACAACACCGCAGCCGCCTACATCGGCGGCGCAGCCAAGGCCAAGGGCTACGGCGCTGACGACATCGCCGCGATCCTGGCGAACGGCTCGAATGCTTCGGGCATTCAGCAGTACCTCGACAACAACTATGCCAATGTCGGCTTGGGTGAGGCGAGTTTTAACGCCACGCAGAGTCGGGCGCAGTCCGTGTCACCTCCTGCCGATGCACCGCGCGGTACTTCTGTCGGCGCAAACCCTTACTTGGGTCAGCAGGCCGACGAGATCAGCCGCCGAACGAAGTTGGCGACGGACCAAGCTCTGCAGGGCATCCAAAGCAACGCCGTAGGGGTTGGTGGCCTGGGTGGATCGCGTCAAGGTGTTGCGCAGGGCCTGGCGCTGTCTGGTGCGGCTGACAGCCTGTCGGGCAACCTGGCGAACCTGTACGGCACGGACTGGACCAACCAGCAAAACCGCAATCTGCAGCAGCAGGGGCTGGACAACCAATATGCGCTCGGCCTCGGCAGTCTCGCCAATCAGCGCTACGGCGTCGATTCGGGGGCCGATCTTGGATGGGGGCAACTTGGCCTCAACACGCTGAAGAACCAGCAGGACTTCTATACCGCCCAACGTGGGCAAGACCTGAGCCAAACCGCGCTCGGAAACGGCATCTACAACCAAGGTGTGCAGAACTCGTGGACGCCCATCACGAACGCTAACGGGGTCTATAACAACTACACCGGGTTCGGCAACACGACGACCAGCTCTGAGTCTGGCGGCGGCGTGCAGGGCGCTCTTGGCGGTGCACTCGGGGCGGCTCAACTCGGCAAAAACTTCGGATGGTGGTGAGATATGGGACTACTCGGCAACGGTTGGGAAGATCCACAAAGCCAGGCTGTCATGGCGCTGGCTGGCGGGTTGCTGCAAGGCAACTTCGGTGCTGGCTTGCTTGGCGCGAATCAGGCTGTCAGCGAGGCGAAGGCCAATGCCCTCAAGCAGAAGCTTGTTGAGGCCCAGATTGGCAACTACCAGAGCGAGGCAGAAGCGCGAAAGCTCGCCAGCATCAAGGATGCGCGGCAGCAGGCGCTCATTGAGTCGATGTTCGGCGGGGCGCCATCCGCTGCTGGTGCAGCGGCCCCTGCTCAGCAATCCCCAGGCGCCTATGTGCCATCCATTGATGGCATGGGGCCGACGATGCCATTCGAGGCAAAGCCGCCCGCACAGGCTGGCGCTGGCAGTCTAGTTGACCAAGCGCGCGCGATGGGCATCCCCGAAAACGCCATCAAGGCCGACATGGTGTTCAACGGCGGCAAGGGCATCTCCGACATGCTGTTCAAGCGCGGCACGCCGAGCATGAAGGTTTCCAACGGCTACGCATACGATGAAAACCGCGTTGGCCCGGGGTATCTGCCGCAACTGAGCACATCCCAAGACGGCAAGACCTCGATGGTGCAGATCGGCGCTGATGGCCTTCCGGTGGTGTCCGCGCCTTCCGGTGCGCTCAATACGTATGCGGGCTATCGAAACGTCGATGAAAGCACCAAGGCCAACTTCGACCCCATGACGGTCACGCCTGCCGGTCAACCCCCACAAATGACCACGCGCGGGAGCTTGGTGCGCAGTCCGCAAGTCAGCGGGACCGCGCGTGTGACGCCGCAACAGCAGGCGGGGCGCGACACGGATCGCGCGCAGATTCTCCAAACCGAACTTTCCACGGCGCAGGGTCGATTGAATGAGGCGCTACGGGCCAATGACCCTTCTGCGGCCCAACGTGCCCGGGGCGACATTGCAGCCCTCCAGCGCGAAATCGGCGGCTCACGCGCTACGGTTGGTATGCCACTGCAAAGCCCCGAGGAAGCCTTGCGTGCGTCTGAGGGCGTTAAGAACGACTCAAAGGTAGACGAGGATATCTCGAAGAACGCGCGCCTCTCTCGTGATGTGGTGAAGAACATTGGCATGGCGCGCGAAATCCTCAAACTTGGACCGACCGAAAGCGGCGTCGGTTCTATCGTCGATAAGGCGCTGGGATTTGGCGGCGTTAGCACGACAGGCGGCGACCTCGCGGCGAAGTTGGACACGCTCTCCGGTTGGATGGTGGCGAATGTCCCTCGCATGGAAGGCCCGCAGTCGAATTTCGACGTGAAGAACTATCAAACCATGGCCGGTTTGGTTGGCGACAGGCAGACACCGATTTCCACGCGTCTGGCTGCGCTGGACACGCTGCAAGAGTTGCAGTCCAAGTATTCGCACTTGAACGGCCCTTCCAAGGAAGGCCAGACGGCGAACATCGTCAATGAGTTGCCAAAGACTGCACCCAAGGGGGCGCGCGCTCGCGACACGGCAACCGGGGACATCATGCGTTTTAACGGTCTGTCCTGGGTCAAGGAAAAATAATGCCTTACGAGATCCTGCCCGAGCCTGTTGGCCGCTATGAAATGCTGCCTCCAGAGCAGCCCGCTGCCGTGAAGGCCGGAAGCGTTCTCAACGACATTCCGCGCCAGCTCGGGCTTGCTGCGCGTTACGGTGTTGAAGGGTTGGCGAATACAGCCCAAATCGTGACCGAGCCTGTCCGACAACTCATCACCGACCCGCTGGTCAAGTTGTTCGGTGGTGCACCGGGGCGACCACTGGGCGAAGTAGCCACCAGGGCGGCCGATGCTGTCGGTCTTCCAAGCCCGCAGGGCGCGAACGAGCGAGTAGTGGCGGATGCGACACGCTTGCTAGCTGGTGGAGGGGGGCTGGCTGGCGCTGCGCGACTTGCGACGGCCCTACCCGGTGCAGCCGGGGCCGTTGCCAACGGACTCAGCGCAAATCTTCCTCAACAACTTGGCTCTGCTGCAGGCGCTGGGTTGGCGGGCGGTGCTTCGCGCGAAGCGGGCGGCGGCCCATTGATGCAGGCGGGCGCCGCGCTGGCTGGTGGTGTTGCTGGCGGGTTGGTTCCAGGTATGGCAAGCGCAGCGGCTAACGTCGCGCGCAACGCCGTAACCAAAGCGCCCACACCGCAAGCACTTGATGCGCAGATCAGCGTCATCATGCAGCGGGCAGGACAGGACTATTCCCAGGTCCCCGAGCGTGTACGCCAGAACCTCCGAGCGGAGCTGGCCGATTCCCTGCGCGCTGGGAAAGAAATCGATCCTGCAGCCGTCCGTCGATTGGCGGACTTCGTGACAGTAGGTGCAACCCCTACCCGAGGCATGGTGTCGCAGAACCCTGTGCAGATCACGCGCGAAATGAATCTAGCGAAGATGGGGGCGAACTCGTCTGATGAGGCGCTACACGGTCTGCCGATGGTTCAAAACCAGAACAACTCAACGCTTATCCGCAATCTGAACCAGTCAGGCGCCACAGAAGGTGACCCCTTCCGCGCTGGGCAAGCTGCCATTGGGAGTATTGCCGCGCGTGATGCAGAGCTGGGGCGTGAAGTCACCAACCTTTACGGGACCGCGCGAAACATGGCGGGAGGTGACATTCCACTTAACCGCAAGCCAGTTGTGGATGCGATCTTTGGCGACCTAGCGCGTGAAAATAAGATGGCGTTCCTGCCCGAGCCTATCGGGAAGATGCTGAACAACATCAGCGCTGGCAGCATTCGCGCGAACGGTCAAGACTTCGAAGTCCCTTTTACTGCGCAGACCTTGGACAGTCTGAAGACCATGATCGCTACGGCGCAGCGCGGCACCCAGGATGGAAACGTCAAGGCGGCACTAAGCATCGTGCGCAAAGCCATCGACAACACGGGGATTGACCCTCTGAAAACACAGTTCGGCGGGAATCAGGTGGTCACTCAAGGTGGCGCAAACTTCCTTCGCAACCAAGACGCGCAAGCGGGCGACTACATGGGCGCGCTGAATCAGGCCCGTGCTGCTGCGGCCTCGCGCTTCGGATGGCAAGAAAGCTCGCGTCCTGTCGAAGCGGCACTTGGCGGTGCAGCACCGGACAAATTCGTTCAGCAATTTGTCATCGGAGGCACGCTGCGCGATGCTGAAGCAGTGGCTGCGCACGCGCCAGTCGAAGTGAAAAACGCCATCTTGGCGCACCTCAAGGAAAAAGCCCTCGGGGGGGCTTCCGATGAAGTTGGAAAATTCAGCCAGTCGGCGTACAACAAGGCTTTGTCGCAGATCGGCGACAGGAAACTAGGCGTCTTCTTTTCGCCAGAAGAGCTGACCCAACTCAAGACGCTGGGTCGGGTCGCAAGCTACACCCAAGTGCAGCCCGTAGGTTCCGCCGTCAACAACTCCAACAGTGGCGCGCTGCTTCTCGGGAGAGGGTATGACGCTCTCAAGGGATTGGCGGGGAAGATCCCAGGCGGTCAGATGCTGGTGGCTGACCCGCTCAAGAACATCGAGATCAGCCTGCGCTCAGGCCAAGCAATGAACGTAGCGCCGGGCCTGCTGAGCCCCATTCCTCGTCAGCCACTCGGTCAAAGCCTACTGCTGCCAGGAATCGCCGCTGGTAGACTGCTAGCGGCCCCGTAAGTAATTGATGATGGCAAGGACAGCGAGGGCGCCTAGCCAGCCTAGAAAGATCGGGTCAAAGGTCACCGCCGCCTCCAAAGCATCCACAGGATGCCGCTTACCAGCAGCACCCACGCGACAAGTCTGAAAACCTCGAAAGCCATGGGGCGCATCCTACTATGACTGCCGAAGAACTCAAAAAGCTCAACGACCAGCTGTACGGCGCAGCCAATCGCGGCATGGTAGGCGGCCTCCTAGGAATGCCGGTAGACGTGACCACGCAGGCCCTTGGACTGCTGGGCTATCACCACCCCCGCCCGGTCGGTGGCTCAGAGTGGATCGGCGAGCAGATGCAAAAGTATGGGCTGGTCAGCCCACAGCGTTACCCGGTGGCCGAGCAGTTCGGCATGTTGGCCACCACCGCACCACTTGGCGTTCCGCGCCAGTTCACGAAGTAGTAGCCATGGAACTCGAAGAACGACTCCGCAAGATCGAAGATTTTGTGGCCGACACCCTCATGCACAGGCGTGCTGTCTCTATCCAGATGGGTTCCATGGAAAAAGCCATCGAGCAGAACTCAGTCGCCCTTGCTGGGGTGCATGAAGAACTTCGGTCCTTGAACCTCGATAACCAGGCTGTCAAAGCTGACGTGAGCGCGGTGATGGAGTGGACGCGCAAGAACAACACGCTGCTGACAAGCATCGGCGAAGTCCTGACCGGCCTGGAGAACGCCAGAAAGCTCGGCGACACGGCGGTCAGGTACGGCAAGCCCTTCGCCTACTTGGCCGCGATTGTGGGTGCTGTGTTCGCTTCGGTGTGGGCCTCGATCAAGCTGACCAGTGCTTGGATTTCTTCACACGCGGCGGGGTGGATGCGATGAGCCAACTTGGACAAGCCATCCGCGACTCGCTGACCGACATCGACGGCAACAGCTACGCGATCATCAAGATCCTGGGGATGCTGATCGTCATCGTGTTCCTCGGGCTGGTGATCGCATCTTTCGTGACCGGCAAAGCCTTCGATTCCGTTGCCTACGGTACAGGTGCTGGCCTGGCTATCGCTGCCATGGCAGCAGGTATTCGACTGACTGAACCGCAGCCCCCGAAGGATCCCAAGCAATGAGCTTCGATGCCCTGATCAACCGCGTTCTGAGCCACGAGGGCGGCTACGTGAACGATCCCCGCGACCCTGGGGGGGAGACCAAATTCGGCATCGCCAAGCGCAGCTATCCGCATCTCGACATCCGAGGGTTAACCCGCGAACAGGCCATCGGTATCTACCGCAGTGACTTTTGGGACCGCGTGCACGGTGACGAGCTGCCCCGGTCTTTCGCATTCCAAGCCTTGGACGCTGGGGTCAACCATGGCATCGGGAACTCTGTGCGCTGGATGCAGCGCGCCGCAGGGGTGGCTGACGATGGGGTGATCGGACCTATGACCATGACGGCCATTGGCCGCACTGAACCAGCAGACCTGGTGCTGAAATTCAACGCCGAGCGACTGAGGTTCTATGCCAAATTGACCACCTTCGATGCCTTTGGGCGGGGGTGGGTCAACCGAGTGGCGGGAAACCTCGACTACGCGGCTCAGGACAACTGATGACCGCCATCCTAGCCCTCCTAGATTTCATCCCCCGCTGGGTGTTTGCCGCGCTCCTGGCCGCCTCCCTGGCGCATGGATGCTGGAACGGCCATCAACGTGACGTAGCCCGTACTGCCCTCAAGACTGAGAAGGCGGACAGGGCTATTGAGACCGCAACCCGCGAGAAAACCGCAAGAGAGGCCACCGATGAAGCACGCCGAATCGAATCCAAGCGCCAGTCAGCAGCCCAAGAAATCGCCGTGGCTACCGCCGCCGAGAAATCTTCTGTTCGGCTTGCTTTGGCTAGTGCCACTGTTGATCTTGGCAAGCTGCGCAACGAAGTCGAGCTATACGCCTCCGGTAGTGGTCGCGCCGCCTGCGATTCCAGCACTCTCCCCGGACCTGACCGTCGAGCCGTTGTCCTCGGGCAGCTACTTGCAACGTGCCGAGAAGAGGCGTCAGGCGATGCTGGAGATCTTGAGAGCCTCGCCACCCAAGTGAGGGGCCTCCTGCGGTCGTATCGCTCTCTCACATCCGATCCGCCATCCCCGCCAAGATAGCCAGCCCATCTTCGACTGCTGAGCTAATTCCCCCGGATTCGAGGGAATTAGAACTCGGACCAATTTGGGGTCGGTTTGGGGCTACAGCCTCGCCGCGATCTGTTCAGCGGTCTCGCGGTAGTACGAGTCCATCAGAATCTTCAGGTTCTTGTGCCGACTGATGCGCGCCAAGGTCATCACGTCATAGCGCCTGGAGAGCCAGGTGAGGGCGCTTGCCCGGCTGTCATGGAAGGTCAGCCCCTCGATCAGAAGTTCGTCCGTCAGATCTGAAAACGTGGCGCTGGCGTTGTCGGGCTTGAGCTTGAAGGCAGGGTAAGCGGCGAACAGTTCCGCGCCCTTGCGCGCCAGTGGAATCTTCACCGGGGGCGAGTTCTTCCGGCTGTTCTTGTCGCGCTGCAAGACGGCGATGTTCCCGACCAACTCCGCGTTCAGAATCTCCTTGAGCCTCATCCCCGTATGCAGGGCGATGTGGAAGGCCCGGATGCACTCCTTCTCACGTTCGTTGCGCTTCTCGTCCTCCAGGGCCCGTAGAACCCGCAGGATGAGCTTCCACGTCCAGACCTGATGCCGTGGCGGATCATGGTCCGGGAAACGTACTCCATCAAAGGGGTTCGCGGTCAGCACCTTCCATTCATCTACCGCAAGCTGGAACATGTGGCGGATAGGGGTCTTGTGTCGGATCACGGTTGATGCGCTGACGGTCTCAAGCCGCTTGTCACGCCACTCACCGATCTTCGCGCTGTCGATCTTGACCAGCAGGGTATTCACCCCGAAGAACTCGGCCGCCTCCGCGAAGCGTCGTTCCTCCCAGTCCTTCGCCCCATCGGCCTTGTCGCGTGATACGGTCTCCACGTACTTCGCTGCAGCCTGCTCGAAGGTCATGCCTTTGG